ATATTGATTTGTTTTATCAATTTTAACAGATTTATCTGTTAAACAAAGGGCAAGATAATAGACTGTTTTATAAGAAATATTATTTGAACCAACATGTTTCTGAATAAAAGGTGGAATTTCTACAAAAAGTTCGTAATCAGTAGGAGTAAGACCAGTTTCTTCCTGAAATTCTCTTTTAGCACATTCTATATCAGTTTCATAACAATTTCTACGACCTTTAGGGAAATTCCATTCGGTTTCCGAATATTTTGACTCAGTTATTTCTAAAAGTATACGAATTGTAATAAATTTATTATTAATAATTACTCCCTTGAATAAATCATCAAATTTTTTAGATGCACGCTCAAATTCACTTCTATTTATTTCTTTAAATTGATCATTTATCCATAAAGTTTCCCATAAAAAATTAAATGGTTTCGTTTTTATTAAGTTTCTTTCTTTTATTGTCATTCTCGAGAATAAAGTTTTTAAAAAATAAATATCGGCAAATTTATACTTACCACGTATAAATTCGACATAACTTAAAGTATTTCGCCGTCGTACCGACAAAAATTTAATATTTGATGAGCGTAATATTTGATTATATTTTAATGGAAAAGGTCTAATTTGAATACATATTATTCCATAACTGGTTATAGGAAGCTTACATTCTCTAAAATAATGTCCATATTTACCACAATTGTTACAATATTTTCTTTTTTTATAAAAATTTCCACTAATATTTTCTACAGATTTTTCTTTTTTTTTTTCTATAGATTTTTCTTTCGATTTTTCTTTTAAATCATTTGACATTTGAATTTCTAATATGTTACTTTATTATAAGATTTTAATGTTAAATCAAAAAAATATATATAATTAATAACATTATGATTTAAAAGAAAAATATATATTTATATAAAAAAAAATGGACTGGTTTATCATAATATTAATTTTTTTTTATTTTTTTCAATATTTTATAATTTTGTGTTTCAAAACTAGGATATACTGAATACATAAAAACATTATTTAAAAAAGAAATATTCTGTTCTGAAATACTCAAAGACTTATTAGATGATTTTAAAAACTTTTTGTAATATTTTTCGAAATTATTATTCTTCTTTAGAGAAAATAAATTAAATTTCTTAAATATCATATCTAAGTTTTTTTCAAAAAGCATAGGTTCTGCTATCTCATTATTCCATCCCCAAATTGATTGTCTAATACCCATCATTTTAGGACTTTTATCCCAAAAAATATCATAATCAGTTTCATCTCCAGTAATCATATTTTTATCATTTTTTAAAAATATTCCATAAAATGGTTCATTATTATTATCTCGCTGAATAAAATTGATATAATCATTTTTCATATGTTTCATAATCTGATGACCATTTAAATAAGAACCAATAAACATTCCTTTTGTTTTATTTAAATAATTGACTACATTTTTCATGAATATTTCAAAACGTTTTTTATCTAAAACATTTTTACCCTTCTTCATAGTAGCAAACATATAATGAATTACGAACATAATACTAATTGTGTCGAATCCCTGCCATTTTTCTTTTTTGGCAGTTGAAAGAAAATTTAATAATTTTGTTTTTTCATATTCATTATAACCAGCTGACCCAGTTTTAATATGTTTTGTAGCATCACCCCAAATTGGTGTTATATAAATTTCATTATTTTTATAATTACCTTTATATGAACCATCTTCCATTTTTGTAAAACCCTTCTGTTCAATTCTTTCAACTAATCCCGAAAATCCTTCAGAATAATGTTTGCCATAAATTTCACGTCTTGAAGGGTCTATTGCTAAAATATTTGTATATCCTGATTCTAACCATTTATTTAAATCTCCGCCTCTTCCACTTCCAATATCAAATAAATATTTTCTTGTTTTTCTAAGTTTTACAGATGATTCTTTAAATAATTCCCTTTTTACAAAATTTTGAAAAAATCTCCAATTCATTCTTTTATCAGATGAACCTTTATTACTTACAATATCATAATGTAATCCGATTGGATCAATATTAGTACAACTTTCCTGACACATTTTTAAATAATCAGATTCTTCATAAACTAATTCGCTTAATTCATCTAATGTTATATTTTCTTCAATTGCTTTTAAAACACTTAAAATTGTTAAACGAGCATTGGGTTTATTTTTATCATTTCTAAGTCGTAAAAATATCCATTCTTTTTTATCATAATCATATTCAAATTCAGCAATATCTTCCATATTTTGTAGAGTCCTAATTCTCCCATATACTCCTAATAAACCAAATTGATTTACTAATTGTAAATTTTTATATGATTGGTCATTTACTTTAATCCAATGTTTATAAAGATCATCTCCATGATATCTTCTCCAACGATTCGTAATTTTAAATTGACCATTAATATTTTTCCTTTGAGGATATCCATTAGCATGAAATTCTGTAAAATTATTTCTATTATTGTAAATAACTCTAACATCAATAGAATGTTTATCTTTCCATTTTAATGTTGGAATACTACTAATATACGCAGAATTAATTGGTGTATATATCAATCCATCTAGATGATATTCAAACAAATTTTCTCTATCATTCCATAATTTCTTTGTTTTTTTGAAAATATTTTTAAAATAAAATTTCTTAGGTCTTACTTCGACAATTTTTGAAATTTTTTTTTTAATTTTTGATATAATCTTTTCTAAAGATTTTAATCTATTAATTAAATTCTTACTTCGACAATCCTCTCCATTCATAAATAAACAATCAAAACCAAGAAATAATTTTTGTTCTTCTAAAAATTCACCATCAATTACAGAATTTATTGCTTTTGTTTTACTATCTTCATAAATTTTAATTTTCTGAAAAGTTCGTGGATTTATAAAATAAAAAACTCCACTATTATTAATATATAAAAATTTTCGTTCTCCATCAGCTTTATCTGTAACAGAATATTCAGAATTTTGTAAAAAATTAAGATATTCTCTTTCTAATGTTACAACTTGATTGGAAATATCTGTTTCTAATAAATCTTCTAATGAAATATCTGTATTATTATCAATATAAGTCTTATATTGTGATATTAATTTATTTACATTTGATATCATATCATCAATACTTGGTTTTTCAGAGATTTTTGTAAAAGTTTCAACATCAAATTCAATTTCTACCTCAAATGATAAAGACAATTTATATAAGTTTGGATTATTTTCATCATAATTAACTGAAATAGTTATAGTACTATCAATTCTCCATACTTCATATTCTAACCAAGAATATCTAAATTTAATGCGTTCTGCTTCAATATTTTCTAAACTTTTAGCAAATTGAACTAATCCTTTATTATTATTAGAAATTGATTTTACATACTTATTCATTAATTCTTTTAGTAAATGTTCCTTTTCAATTGCAAATGTAACTCTAAGATGGTTTACATTATCATTGGTTGTTTTCTTGTTTTTTGATAAAAAAATATTTTTAGAAGATATTCTCTTTTTATCTAATTTAGATTGAATATTATATAAATCTTCTTTATTTAATGTAAGAAGATTATTAGAAATATCTTTCAATAATTTTTGGATAGATGTACTAGTATATGTAGACCTTTTAATAATTTTATTATTATTATCATCTACAAATCCTTCAAAATTTTGATATCTTGTATCAATAATTAAATTATAATCCTTCTCAGAAGAACTACTTTCCAAGATACTTAAAAAAGCATTTCTGTTTATATTTGGATAAAAGCTGTTACGCTTAAAAAAACCAAAGCGAACTTCTAATTCATAATCTTCATTTTCCTTTTTTTCATCTAAGTTTGATGTTATAAATTGAAGACGCTCAATTAAAGTATTATTAATATCCATTATAAATATATATATATATTTGATATATTAAAAATCAATTTTAATTAAGATAAATGTTTTATAATATCTGAAACTAATTCTGATTTTGTTTTATTTTTTAATCCTTTACCATTTTTTTTATTTTTTTTAGAATTAATACCAAATTTTTCAGCAATATTTTGTAAAGTTAATAATTTCTTTTTCAGTAAATTTTTTGAATTATATTCAATAGATATATCTTTAATTTTAGCATTTATTACTTTATCTTCAATTACTTTATCTTCAATTACTTTCTCTTCATTTACTTCCTCTTCATTTACTTTCTTTTCATTTACTTCAATATCTTGTTCCTTATTTATAACTTTATGAAAAATTTTTCTATTTTTTGATTTATTACTATTAATAGTGTCTAATTTAATAAAAAAATCTTTTTGTATTTTATATGAAAGAAGTTTATAAATAAATGATGTATTTGAAGTAAATATACTTTCACCATTAGACATTGTGTAATATTGATACATATCTTTATTACATTTCTCTACAATAATTGTTGATTTGTAAATAGAAAAAACATCTGAGGGAGAATAAAATATAATATCATTTTTTTCTTCATCTGATATTACTACACAGATATTCATTTTAAAATAATCACATAAAAAATAAATAAATAAAGGATTATCTTCAATTTCATTTGTCTCTTCAAAAAAACTTCTCAAAATTTTTTTAGTAAAACCACTTCTTTTACGATATTTATATTTTTTATACAATTCACATGTATCAAAATCAGTTAGTAACTTCTTCAATAAAATAGATTTAATATTTGAAGAAACATTAACTATGGCTTTATCACCACAACAAGCAATAAAAATATCTAAAAATTTAGATGGTTTACTTTTTATAAAATTTTTTCCAAAAATATTTTTAAAAACTGATACATTAATGTTGTAATTTATCTCATTTTTATTAATATCATTTTTATTAATATCATTTTTATTAATATCAATAGATTTATTTTCTTCTGTTTTAGGAATTTTTTTTTTAAAATTTTTTTTCTGTTTATTTGAAGAATTAGAACTTAGAAAATTTACTTCTTTAAAATTTTCATCTGTAAAATATAATACTGAAAAAAGAAATTCATAATAATTTTTATTTTTATCGTAGCTATTTCTCAAATTATTTATAATTTTATCCAAATTCATTTTATTAATTAATAATATAATATAATTTTTAATTAACATTATAATATTAAATTCACTTTTCATATTGTTATATTCAATAACAATAATTATAATTTTACTTTTTGGATTAACTATGTAGACAATACTCGTAACCATATTTTATTTGAAATATTTATTTCTTCAAAATGGTTTAAAATTATATAGAGTAAATTAGCTACATCTTGTTTTTTTAAAACTAATTTAAATTCTTTTGGTTTTGTTATTCTTAAATTCCACCATTCATATATATCATTATATTTAGCAATATCATTTGCAAATTTTATAGCCTTTTTATCCTTTGTTTCACGTATCATATCAATAATTCTGGAAGAATCTATTAATGATTTAAATTCTTCTGTTAAAATATAAGTTTGTATAATACATTTCAATTGAGATAAATTATAAGATAAACTAAATTGACCAAAACTTTCTCTTTTACCTTCTTTACAAATCATTTTCTTTTCTCTTAACCAAATATGATATTTAGGTTGTCCCCATAAATGTGAGGATTTATTATGATTTGCGATAGATTGTATATTTAAAATTAAACCAATTAATGGAGCATTTTTCATTTTTTCTTCTTCATTTGATATTGAAATATCCAATTCTTTAATTAATTCAGTAACTTTTTTAGTCTTATGTTTTTTAATTCTTGATGTATCTACTATGTCCATATCAGAAGATAATTTTTTACCATGAATAATTTTCACATATCTATCTTCGTCTATTTCACTCAATGATGTAGGAACTGCCACTGCTTGTTCAAATCCTATTTTTTCATACATTGGAGAACGTTCAAAATCAGATCTTACTTGTTCTTTTAAAATATTATGAACATTAGATTGATCTTCAAATGGTTGGAATATAAATATTCCACCAGAAGGGGTATTTCTACCAAATATATATCCATAAATAAATCCCCGTCCTATTTTCTTTTTAAGAATATTTATTTTTTTTTTGTTTTTAGATGGAACCAAACTGTATAAAGCAGCACGAATTATATAATAATTTTTTTCAGAATATATTGGATTATCAATCAAATTTGCATCATTTTTTATATCTTCAAAATCCAAAATATAAATACCTTCAGAACTTTCAAATTTAGTTTTTATCAAATTTTTCACATAAATGATATATGGTTCATAAAAAATATCATCAAAAGTACTATAATCAATATCCTCGTCATCTAATTCCATATCTTTTTCTGTAAAATATTTTATTGTACCTATATCATCTTCATTATTTTCATCAAAATCTACATTTTTCATACATTGATATCTATCTTCTGGTTTTAAAGTTTTAACATTTATTTCACGATTAAAAAGACAATCAATTGCTGTCTCTTTCAAAACAGATTGAACATCTATAATTAAATTATTCAAAATTTGAGATCTCATATACATAATAACGTCATAATGAAGAATATGAAATTTTGCTATATTAGAGGATATTAAATTTACATTTGATATTGTATTACTAAAAAATGGTTTGATATAAGATTTTATATCTTTTCTAGATATATTACCATCATACGCATCATTAGGGACACTGGTATTATAAGTTGATATATATTGGTATATATTAACATTTCTTTCTGATGGTAATAATTTACGATGAGAACAATGACGAATTCCTCTGCCAATGACTTGTTCTATACGTGACCTATTATGCCATGGTTCAAGAATATGAATTTGTCTGACATTTAATAAACTTATTCCTTCTTTGAAAACACTTGAACCTAACATTATCTTAATATCTGCACCATATTTATTTGATTCGCTATTAAAAGCAGTAATTATATTATCTCTTACAGTTTCTTCAATTTTACCAATAATACATACAAATGTCATTGGTTTAAATTCATGAATGTTATCTTTATATTCACTTCGTTTTTTACCATCTTTATAACATATTTGTTGATCTTTTGTAGGCTGATTAAAGGAATGTCCTAATAAACCCTTAATTGTCTTAGAATCAGCCATAATAATTTTACCATTACTATTAACAACTACTAAACTAATTCCATTTGCCAAAAGTGCTTGAGCTAATACCTGAGTTCCATGTTTAATATAATAACTAAAAATAAAATATGTTCCGTTTGAAACATCAAATAGTATATTATTTATTAACTTTCCTAATTTACATGATATGCTTGTTTTTTTGTTTTCTAATTCTGATAATGTTAACTTATTTTGTGATATTTTATCAACATCTGTTACACCATAATTACCATATTGAATTAATTTAGTCAACATATCACCAGCCAATATTCTTTTTTTGTAAAATTTATCATGTTTTTCACTCATTTCACATGGAATTACTTTAATCGTATCACTATAATTATCATTTCTAACTGTTTTTCTAATTTTATAAATTTGTTTTAATCTTTCTATTTTTTTATTAACAAAACTATGAATTGGTTCTGAATCTGGATAATTTCTTTTAGCAAATGTATATGGATTTTCAGTTCTAACATATGATACATATCCTTGTGAAATTATACGAAGAGTATTTCTAGCTTCTTCATCTTTTATATTATCATTTTCAAAAATATCAGAAACATCAATTCTATCATAATCATCATTAATTAAAAGTAAATTAAATAATGATATAATTTCACGAGGTTTATGATACATAGGTGTAGCACTTAACATAACTAGTTTAACATTACGCGAATATTTTAAAATTAATTCTAAAGCATCATATGGTTTAAAATCTTTAATTTTTTTGTTAACATCTTCATTATCATCCTCATCATCATCATTTTTTTCTAAAGTAATTTCTTCATCTTTGTCTGATTTATATTTTTTTAAATTATGAACTTCATCTACTATAATCACTCTATTAGAAAATATCAAATCAATCCATTTGATTAATTTCTGTGGAATAGTTTGATTAAATTGATAATTATCAATATTATATGTTTCTAATTCTTTTACAATTTCATTTCTAAATTTACCATATGTCATTAAATCATAATATTTATCAATCAATGATAAAACATTTTTTTTCTTTTTATCCATGCTTGAAAAGAAATCATAATTTAAATAATCAGAACCGGTACATTGATTATATCCTCGTGCTACATCATGTATTTCGTGAATAAAATTACTTTTTACTGATTTCGAAAGTATTACTAATACTTTTTTACTATTTTCTGCTACTAAAGTTTTATAACTTTCCGCAATAGTAATTGAAGAACACGTTTTTCCTGTTCCTGTTCCATGAAAAATTAATAATCCATTATAATAGGTATTATGAGAAAGATAACTTTTGATTAATTTTTGATGAGATTGTAAATTAAAATTTTTATTTTTATTTGGACATAATTCTTCTTGAATATCTTTAAATTTATCAACATTTATTTTACCTTGTTTATTTATTTGAAATTCTTTTTTTTTATATAATTTTTCATTAAAATGTGGGTCTGTTATAATAGGATATAAAATATAATTTGTATGTTTAAAATTTAAAAAATCTACAAGTCTTTCCCATGGTTTTTTAAACATTTTTTGTTCTTTTATTGTCAAAACATGATTCATATCTTTATCATTAATGATATCGGATAATACTTTCATATTACTCTTATACTCCGTTTTACTATAGAGTTTATCTGAAGATATATATCCTCTTTTTTTTATTTTTTTTTGATGCATCTCAAAAAAATGCCATAACGGTAATAGTTGATTCTCGAAGTAATCCATATTACTTTCATGATGCTCGAAGTAATCCATATTAATTTCTTGATTTTCATCCATAATTTTATCTATATCTGTATCTACTCTAAGTTGGTATTCTACTTCTGAATATAAATCTTGAGGTGCTATTTCTTTTTGTAATGTAATATTGCGAACAAAATTTGGAATTTCATCTTGTGAAAAATTTCTTTCATTTTCTTTCACCATTAGAACAATATATATTATATACTTATAATATTAAATTAAATTAAATTAACTAATTTAATTATACAATATCAATTGTTGTAAGAGTAGATAGTAAATCTTGTAGCATTGGAGTTTCTAATCTTGAAATCCAATTACCGTGAATCCATAAAATATTTGTTTTAATTAAATTATATTCATTTATAACTATTTGACATAAATTTTGTGTTATATAATTATCAGATGTTTCTAATAACATATTACAGTCATTAAAACGTTCGGTTGTATATTCTGAAGCTCTTATATTATTAATTAATTTTAATAAAGTTTTATAAACAGATAATTCATTATTATTAGAAAATGGAGTTTGAAAATAATTTTCTGTATTACAAACTCTTGATATATCATGATGATCTAAAGAAATAATTCGTAAATATTTTATTAACAATGATGATGGAGTTCTAGTAGTTAATAATAATTGTTCTTTTGGGAAATTATATCGTTTAAGTTCATTCGCAATATAATGTTGAAGTGGAATTTTTGGATTATATTCTATAGACATTTCCATATATTTAACTTCCTCATTTGGATTAAATCCATATCTTCTTAATATTTTTTTGGAATCGTAAATACCGTAATTTATAAAAATTTCTTCACCAACTTCATATGATTTATAAGTTATAAATTGAGATTGATCTTTAAAACCAATTTCATTAGTTTCGTGATATTGTGGAGTCATTTTTGAATCACTTCTGTGATTAAATAAATCCATATAAGGAACACACCCATGTTTATTCCAACCTCGTGTAATAAATATAACATAAGCCCATTTAACTAAAATTTCTAAAATATTTTCTACATTTCCAAATTTATCTAAATCAATTATTGGAAATTTTTCATTTTGTGTAGAAATAAAATCCAATAAATTTTCAAAAGCATCTAAAGTAGTTTGGACTTCATTTGCAAATGAAGTTGAACATTTTTTCCAATCATCAAAATTTTTTGATATATCATTAAAAATAATATGATTTTTTAGATCAGTTGATTTTGGTAAAGTACGAATATAAGGATAATAAAAAGATTTTTTTCCTAAACTTTTTTGGTAAACAAGAGAAATTACAATTCTATAAAATAATTGTGTTTTAATCATATCTTTTGAATCATTTTCTATCCATTTATCAATATTTGGTATATTATAAACTAAATCTGAATGAATTTTACATTTTAAAGGAATACGCATTAAAGATTCGTTTTCTTTAATATCTTTAACTGTATATATTGATCGCGATGTTATATCATCTATATTAGAAGATACAACTTTTATCGAAGGTGAAACAAATCCACCATTTTTTCTAATCCAACAAGCCATTTTATCAAAAATACTATTAGTCATATTTTTATCTATATAATTAATAATATTAATAATTTTAAAATTTTTACTTACTTTCTTACAATATAGTATAAATAAATGAACATTAATTTTTTACAAAAAAAAAGATACTATTTAAACAAAAAAAAATATAAATATGAATATTATTTGTTATACAAATTTGAAATAAATTTTAAATTTCAACCAATTGTACACAAAAAAAAAATCACTTCAGATAAATATTTTGAATTTAAAAAACTATTTAATGAAATAAATATAAAAAAATGTCCTAAAAATACTGAATTTATTGTATATGGTCATACTAATTGTATATATTGTTCGAAAGCGATTCAATTATTAATAAATACAAACAAAAATTATTGTTATATAAATATGAAAACTATACCAAATAATCAAATCACTCTAATACAAAAATTTATTAAAAATACAACTAATGATTATAAATATATTCCAGTAATTTTTTATAATGGAATTTTTATAGGTGGATATGATGAATTAAAAATATTTTTAAATAGATACAATAATCCACACTTATCTTATTCTAATAAAAATAACATTAAAATACTTCGTAAAATAAATAAATAAATAAATTTATTATATGAATAGTTTAAAAAAAACAAAGTATTTAGATATACATAATATAATATATGCCATTTGTAAAATTACATTCAGAAAAAGAAACAGGAAATATTGAATATAAAATACGTCTTTGTAATGACACAGAACATAAAATTAATCAATTAGGAACTCAAATGTTATATCGTTTATATCAAGGGAATGGATACGTTATATATTATCTAGGTGTATGTGATAATGGAGATATTCTTGGAATATTCGAAAACGAATTAGATAATTCTCTCTCTCTATTAAAAAAAGTATCAAACAAAATTGGTGCAAAATTAGTCAACTTTATAAAAATGAATATAGAAGGAACAGATAAATTTTATATGAAAGTAATTTTAAAAAAAAATTTAGATTTAAGTTTAATAAATTTAAATGAAGATGAATATTGAAGATATAAAAAATTCATATAAGAAATAAACCATTTTAAACATTAACAATGGATATTAATAAAGACGAAATAAAATATAAAAAAAATTGGATATTTAAATATAAACCGGAACAATTTGATGATATTGTTTTTCATAATGAAATTGTAAATATTATCAAAAATAGTTTAGATAATTTACCACATATGATATTTTATGGACCAAATGGAATTGGTAAAACATCTTTAATTAACATTATAGTTAAGAATTTATATACTAATTTATCAATAAAACATAATGTATTATATTTATCAGCATCGGATAAACGAGGAATAGGAAATGTACGAGAAGAAATAAAATCATTTGCTAACCAGAGTATATTTTTACAAAATTCTACATATAAGTTGATAATTTTAAGTGAAATTGATTCTATGAGTTTTGAAGCACAATCAGCTTTACGGAGAATTATAGAAAAATATTCTAAAACAACGAGATTTTGTTTAATTTGTAATTCAATAAATAAGATATCAAAACCAATAATATCACGTTGTGTTAAATTTTTATTCAAACCAATACCTAATAATTTAATACAAACTCACTTATTAAATATATGTGATAAGGAAAATTTGAATGAAAATATAAAAAATATAATTCCAGATATATCTAGTACTTGTAAAGGTGATTTAAGAAAAGCAATCAATTTACTTGAAACATTATCAAAATCATCAAATATTTCACTTGATGAATTAAAAAAATATTTCTATTTTTTAACAGATAAAATTAATGATATATATATAAAAAACTTATTTGGTGCAATGAATAAAAAAGATTTAATTGATATTAGGGAAAAAATAAAAGATATATTTTATCAAGGATATTCTTCAAAAAATATATTATATGAATTATATTCTCATATATTACTTGATAATACTATTAACGAAAAAAAGAAAAAAATAATATTAAAACTATTAGGAGAAACTGACTATAAAATAACATTAGGTGGTGATCAAAATTTAAATGTATTGAATTTTTGCTACAAATATACAGCATTATATTAATTATATGATTTATATTATATAATGGCTGAATTAGTTGCAGCAGGAGTATTTGCATTTTTATTAAATGAATTTGATAAACAAGATGAAAAACGATTTAATGCATTGGAATTAAGAAAACCATCTGAATATTCACAAGAAGTAAACAATATATTAAAAGTTATAACTACTAATTCAAATATTTTCCCAGTTGGTAGTTATAAATATAAGGTTCATAAATATCCTGGTGATATTGATATATTTGAAACTTTAAAATCATGTTGCTTATATAGTGAAGCCCGTTTTGCTATTTCTAAAAAAATACAAAAAATAGCCAAAAAAATTTTAAAACAAAAAGATATTTTTTTAGGAGATTTTAAAGCTGGCGTAGATAGTAGATTGGAAATTTATATTGGAAAGACAAAACAAAATAAGGTAATTGATTATGATCGTAAATTGATCAAAAGAAAAATTGATAATTTAAAATCACAAAATCTTTTAACACAAAAAGAATATAATAAAATATTAAAATTTTTAAAAATTAATATTAATATAACAGATTGGGAAAATTTAAAAAAATTTATTAATGACAGATATATAATAAGATGGAATATTGATGAAATTATTAAAGGTCAAAAAAAATTAAGAGGTAATAAAATCTTATATTTAGATGAAGCAATTTCTCATGATACTGTTTGTAAAATAGATATTTGGGCACAAATAAATAATAGATATATTGAAATAACAAATTGGTTTTTAATTGTTCAAAAGAAAAAAGATGGAAGTGAAAAAGTATTAGGAATGGATTTAGGAGATTATATAGATAATATTGAAGAAGATATATACAAATATTCTTCAAAAGAACATAGAAATTCGTTAAAAACAGCAAAAAGATTATTTAATAAATATAAATTTTTAAATAAAACTAAAAATGATAAATATGCCAAAAAATTAACTAAATTATCACCACTTTTTAGTAGTGATATGGCAAAATTATCACAAATAACTAGTGAATCAGAAGTTCTTCGTTTTATGTTGGAAAAAATAGAAAATCCTCCAAAAAAAAATATATTAATTCAAATAAATGAATTTTTTGATAGAATATCTGATGTTACGTTATCTTTTAATAAAGATGAAATCAAACAAACTATTTATAAAATTAATTCAACAAAAAATTCAAGCAAAATAATAAATTATTTAATCGAATTTGAAAAAATAATAAACAATATTGTAGAAATTAATACATTTGAATGGATGAGGAAAGAAAATTTTCTTTTAAAAAGTTTTAAAAATGAACCATTAAAAAAAATTTCAGGAATTCCAAAAAAAATTAATATAGGTAAATTACAAAACTTTATTCATAAAGATTGGAAAAAAAATTTAAATTGAATTGAATTAAATTAAATTAAATTAAATTAAATTATAAGTAATAATAATAAAATTTTTTTGTGTAACGGTAATATAAAAAATGTTTGAATTAATAGAAGACAATAAAAAATTATTACTAATTATATTAGTATTAATATTAATACTATCATCCATATATATAAATCTAAATTCTACAAAAAAAATAAAAACATCTCAAGATACTTTAACAACATATGAAAAAATGTTAAATGATTTAAAAAATAAACAACAATATGAACCACAATATGAACCACAATATGAACCACAATATGAACCACAATATGAACCTCAAGTATATCAAGATAATCAAGAAAATTCTAATATGTATAAAGATAAAATATCTAAAAATAGTATCATAGATTTAATTAAAGATGTAAAAAAACCAAAAAAAAAGGATTTACCTATGAATATTGATAATCATTCAAATAAAATTGGTGCAGATAAGATTAATACAAACATGAATTCTATTTTAGAATCTGACAAAAACTTTAATAGAATAACAGATTTAATTAAATTTAAAATGAATCCCACTCAAAATCATTCTCCTGATATGAAAAATAATATAAGTATGATAAAGACAGGTTGTAATAAAGATACTAATTTTGAATTATCTGGTTTTAATGGAAAATGGAATTTATAAATTATTAATATTAAAGAATAGATATTAATTAAAGTAATAATATCTAAATTATATGTATATAATTTAGATGGTATTATATGAAAGAACGTATACATTAAAAGTAAATCTAATGGGTATAGTTGGAAATACTGAACTTCAATATTCTGATATGCTTGAAAATATTCATGTTAAAAAAGTAAATACAATTACAATATCAGTATACCAAAGTGATACATTTAATATTGTTAAACAAAAAATATGCAATGAATTATTAAAATTAATTGAATATGAGAATGATTCTCAAAATACAGATACAATAAAAAAAACATGTATTTATTGTTTTAATCATAAAAATAATAAAATTATATCTTCTAATGAAACAGATGATTTTGATATAGACAGTGATGACGATTTATTTGAAGATGAGGATGAGTATTATAATATTAATAATAATGACTCTTTCATAATTCAATGTAATACTTGTAAAAAACAATATAGATATCGTTCAGGATTAAATTTATCAAAAATAAAAGAAAATAAATTATTTTTATCCCAACCTTTACCAGTAACAGAATTTTTATATTTATGGAAAGATGATGTTATATGTGGTCACTCATTATGTGATAATTCTAAAAATGTAACTAAAGAACTTTATTCTTGTAAAAATTTATCACAGAATTTAGAAAATGATACAGAAGCATACAAGTATATTAATATATATAATTTTCTAAATGAAAAAAAAAAATATGAAGACGAAACAAAAAAAAAATATATGGATTATTCTCTTTTTACAAACTATTGGTCCAAATTATCATCTTATCGTAATAATGATCTTGGAAAATATATACAAAATATATTAAGTTTTGAGACAACAAATGAAAAAAAAAATCTTGGAAATCTTTTAAAAATAGAAGAAAAGATAAAAAATATCGAAGATGTAAAAAATCCAGAAAAAAAAATAATAGATTTTAGAACTTCACGATATAATTTATTAAATGAAATCTATAACAATCCAATGATAATAGATAAAAACCGATTGGATTTTGAATCGACATTAAGTAATTTTATTGATAATAATACATCTGAAATAGAAATAAACATGGCATATTTTCCAGATTTTTATATGTATTATAATTATTTAATTTCAAATGAGAACATAAAAAATTTTGAAGAAATTATTACAAAAAAATCAATTACAAAACATTTATCTAATTTTAGTAAGATTTATTGGCCATTTCTTAATTTTGCTAAATTTGATAATTTTTTTCAAAAAGATGATATGTCTTATTTATATGCTAAAATAAATAATTGGAGATTTCATGTCAAAAATTATAATCATATTATAGAAAAATTTAAACATATTGTTTTGCCAAAAAGTTTTGATAAACAATTATCCTTTGAACAATATACTCATAAAATTTATGTAGAATTAAATGGTACTTCAACAGATATTATAAAACCATCATACATAAATCTACAAAAAGTCCTCCATTTATACCCTGTTAATGAAAAAGTTCCCTATATGACAATGTATCTTCCAAAGGAATCTAAACTAATACAAAAAATGACAAAACTAATAAAACAAAAAGGAATTCATCGTCAATTGAAATGGAAACTTGAAGAACCAAATATTATTCAATTTAGAATGTTAATTCCAAAAGAAATTACTGCAGATGAAAATTTATATATTCAAATTCAATTATATGATACAAAAACTATACGATTTACAATAAATTTAGCATCAAAATCGAAAATATATATCGACCAAATTGGAATGAAATTAATTATAAAAGGTATTAATAGTTTTATAGATAAATTAAATAGTCATAAAATTGGTAATTTAGGCATTAATATGAAAGATTCAAAAATTCAATTGGCTAATACTGATATATTAAATTGGGATTCATCAAATTCTAATGTTGCGATTCAATCAATTAATGGTTCAGTAATAACAAATAAGATAATTAATGAAGACGATATTAAAGATAAAACTATTGTTAATATGTTATATCCATACATAAAATCAGATAATGCAGGAAAAGGAACTATTTTAGATTTTCGTTTTTTGAGATTAGAACATTTTCGTGGAAATGAGGTTAAAAATAAAAAAGATATAATGGTTCATCAAGTTTTAGACAAATATTTCACAAAATTTATTGATGATGATGATGATGATAATAAAGATTCGCGTACAGAATTAACAGCAGATGAAAAAGATCAACTCATTGAAATTATGCAAATTGAATTTAATATGACACCTTCTCAAGCAATTAATGTATATAATCAATGGAATTTACATAAAGATTTATTATATGGAAAAGCAAAAGGTTATGGTATTTTATATCAATTGAGTAAAACATCTCAAGTAAAAAGATGTGATACAAAAAAATGTAATGCAGCTGATTTATTAGATGAAAAATTTCAATGGTGTATAATGGGTTTTAAAAGTTTCCAACAATGGGAATATTTAACAAATTTTGTTAAAAAAATGTTATATGTAGCATATAATATTAAAAATTTTAAAGATTTAAATACCAAAGATAAAAATTATGATATAATAAAATATTTTAATACTATTTATAATAAAATTTCAAAAAAATTTGTAAATGATGATGACGATGATGAATTTATTAAGAATAAAATAGTTGGATTTTCTTTATTAAAAAGATTAAAACAAGCATATGATATTTCTATAAAGTGTCCAAATTGTGGTATGAAAATAAAACATACAGACAAAGAATGTCGTTATTGTAAAATCAAATTAGACCAAAGTCAAAATAATTTATATGCAAAAAGATGTAGTGTTAATAGACAACCAATAGGAACTGGAGATAAAATAAAGAAAAATGCTCCAAAAATTTTGACAATAAAAGAACATAATGTCAAATATATTGATAATCAAACTGGGGGTGCAATATCTGCTGTGAAAGATTTAATTGAACTACGTGACAAAAATATGAAAAAATTAAATAAATATAAAGAAAGAAAAAAAGAAAGAAAAAATAAAGAAAAATATCAATTAAAAATTGAAAAAATTCAAGATATTATTGATGAATTAAATCATTTTATTCCTATGAATAAAAGAGAACAAAGCCCTAGTAGGTGGTTAGAGGATTATGATCAAAATGAATGGGATGAAAAACAAATTACACGAATGTTAATTGAATTAGAAATACCAATCAGTTATATTATTAAAAATTTACCATCAACACGAAATAAAAATAATAAATTTAAACAAATTTTATTGAGAATATTTACACCAAATAAATTTAATTCTACATATCGAAACAGATTTATTAAATTCTATGGAATAGAAGATGCTGTTACAGCAATAAAAAAACGATATTCTTCAAAAAACACAAAAATTAATATTGATAAATTATTACAATATCATGTTTGGAAATCTAATAAATTCATTAAAGATAGTAAAGGTAGAAATCCACCAGGTTGGCAAAAAAAAGAGTGTGTTTTAATTTGGAATACTCTAAATGAAAAAACAAAACATAAAGCATTGGATAAAATAACATTACATTCTAAAATTATAAAATATTTTGAAGACTATGAAAATTCTATGCTTAAATATTATAGTGAAAAAGAACTTAAAAATATAAATAATAAAATAAAGAATCCTTTAGATCAAGATTCATATAATGATCAAGTAGATAAGATATTAAAACCGTTTGAAAATGGACATGTGTTGGAATGGGAAGGAAAAGTGATAAAATGCCCAAATAAAAAAAAATCAAAACATATATATCCTAGTTTTTTAGATATTCCTACAAATAAATCAAAAAATATTACAAGTGATATAGAAATTAGTGAATCTGATATAAAAAAAAATGTTTGTCATCCGTGTTGTTTTATTAATATGAATAAAAAAACTAAACGAAATTTATTATATTGTACTGGCATTATTAGTAAAAAAACTCATACAGATATGATTAATTCTGAGATAAAAATCGAAGATTATATATCTAGTAATATTAGTAATAATTTGGTACATACATTTGGATTATTACCAAAAATTTTACATAAAGTATTTAATTATTATACTAAATTTGATAACAATTTTAATGCAAATATAATGAAATCTGAAGGGTTTGTTTTAATGGGTGTTGATAAATGTATAAAGAAGAAAGACAGGGATCAATGTTTACAAATAACTTTAACTAATGATAAATATTTTTGGCCAGCAATTTTACAATACACATCATTAACTTATTTTGAACTTTTTGATAAAATTCAAAAATATTTACAAGAAAATAAGGAAGAATTTATTTCACTTAATCAAAATAAAATATATTCACAATTTAAAACACGAGTTCAAAGAAAAAACAAAATATCGAATATTGGAAATATTACTATTGAAGAAGTTATCAACGAATTTCTTACATTTCTTGATATATCAAATCCTACAGAAGATAATTTACAATTTGATCGTAAATATTTAATTGATTTATTATCTAAACCAGGTTTAATTCATAAGGATGGATTAAATGTAGTAATCTTTAGACAAGAACCACATAAATTACTAAATGATAATTATGACCTTGGTAAAATATATACTTCCTGTTTATCTGATATTTTAATTGAAGATTATTATGATATAAATAAAAAATTTATATTTTTATATCAATATGAAAATAATAGTTATGAACCAATTGTTCTTAAAAAACCAAAAAAATCCGATGAACCACTACAAATGTTTTTTGATTATAATGATAAAAAGTATTCAGAATTAATGAATTTAATAAGTTTATGGTATCAAAGGGGATGTAGTAAACAATATCTTTCTAGAAAAATTAAACGAGTTTTTTATAAAATATTTACATGTCGTCAAACTCTTGAATTATTTGAAAAATTAAGCGAACATGATAACAAATTAAAACCGATTGCTGTATTTAAAGATTATTTTTCAAGATGTTTATATATTTTAACAAAAGGAAAATACATAGTTCCTGTTAAACCATCAATATATAATCATGGCAATTATCAAATATTAGATATAACCAATTATTTAGAAAAATATACAAAAAATATTTATGAAACAATATCCTACATTGAACATATTAATAATATTATTGAAAAAATAGAAAATAAATCTGGGTTTGGATATGAAATTAATGGAGTTTCAATCAAAAATTCAAAAATAAATTATTTAGTATTTGATTCTCAACTTAGTATTCCTGTAAAAACATTACAATACACATTGATAAAAGACAATAAGATTAAACTTTCTAAATATAATACAAAAATTAATATTAGTGATATTAAAGTATATGATAATGAAACAAATGTAATAATTACTGATGGAACTGATTGGAATCAATTCGATGATATTGAAGAAACTATTGTTTCTCATGAACGATATGAAAGACTTGTTTTAGAATTTTCACAATATTTACATAAAAATATAAATAAACGTAACAAAGAAAAAATTATTTCATTAATAAAGGAAACATTTGCTAAACAAAATAAATATACTATTTATAAACATAATCATATTTTTAGTATAAAAGAAAAATTATACAAACTTGTTTATAAAATGTGTTCAGATATTGTTACATTTGATAAATATAATCATCAAATAAATGAAACAGATAATGAATCTCAAATACGAATAGCCTGTGGGGATAGAATAACATCTAATAAAGATATACAAAATAAAGCATGTCATTTAACAAAATATTGTGAAATGGATACTAAATGTAAATTATATGTACCCAGACATAAATATAAATTTTTTGTTGGAATGATTATTAGTGAAATGCTTAAATATGGTAAAAGAGAATATTCTGTTTCTGGAAACTTTGTAGTAAATATATCTGGACGGATTTTAGATAATACTGTTAATCATATTGCAGATTTAGATAATTTTATTGATAGTGAAGATGGTGTATTTGAAAGAAAAACACCAACTGAAAATTTATTATCAAAAATAAGATTAAATAAAGATTTGTAAATATTTTTTAAGAAATATAAGAACAGGGTTCTGAAAATTTAGGTAATTCGCGAATATAATTTTCTTTTAGAATTTTTTCTATTTTATTTACACGATTATTTAAATTATCTATTTTTTTATCAAAATGATTCATTTTAATTAACAAATTATTAAATTGCTCATTTAAATTTTTAATTTGTGTTGTAACTGATTGAACAAGATTTTCAATGGGAAAATTAACTTCTAATTGATTATTGAAAATTCTTCTACGTTTTGATTTTGGTTCAAAAAAATATCCATTATTACCTTCTACGCAGTGATATTGTCGTTTTCTATTTATTTGTTGAGTCATTAAAGATATATAAAAATTGAAAGATTATTTATAATTATATAATTTAATTCAATTTTTAATAATGAAAAAACCTAATTTTGTTAAGACATTACAAGACAATTCAATAGAACAAAGAACTGAAGAATGGTATAAAAAACGAACTACGATGATAACAGCAAGCGACTGTGGAACTATATTAGGATATAATGATAAATTTACGACTACCGATGATCTTTTGACTGATAAATTAAATAATGTTAGAATAGATAATATTCATTTACGACATGGAAATCATTATGAACCAATTGCTATCGAAATTTTCGAACAAAAATATAATGAAAAAGTTTGGCCTGTTGGATTACTAACTCATAAAGATAAAAAATATAGTTTTTTAGGTGCTAGTCCTGATGGAGTTACTTCTAATCATTGTCTAATTGAAATTAAATGTCCAAGTAGTAGAATAATTGATGGTTCTATTTCTTTACATTATTATGCTCAAGTACAATTACAATTAGAAGTTGCTGACTTTGAATTATGTTATTTTTATGAATGTTCTTTTAAAGAAGTTAGTACAAAAACAGAATGTAAAAATAAAAAATATTGTGGTTATAATGAAGAAAAAAAAAATTGGTGGTATTTATCTTATGATTATTTAAGACCAATTAAAAGAAATAGAACTTGGTTTGAAGATAATAAAGAAAAATTTAAAAAATTTTATGATGAAATGGTGTATCAACAAAAACAAATTAACAAAAAATCTCGTAAAAGAAGACGACCACCAAGTTTAATTAATGGTGGTAAAGCAAAAAGACGAAAGATTTCACGTACAAATAGAAAAACAGTTCCTTGGATTAACGAGGGAAAAATTAGAAATTATTGTATTGGTGATACTCTATGCGATTGGTTAGAAATGTATGGTGCTCAAAATGGATATCAAAAAGAACCTAATAATCCATTTACCATATTAAAATTTAAAAAAACAAATCAATTTAAATCTACAGTTATGAATACAATTGAAAAAAATCATAAAAATGAATGTCAAAGATTACCACAAAACTATGGAAATTATACACATGACCTTATACAATTAACAAATGATTATATGAATAAAGGAACCAAGATTATTATTAATGGGATGTTACAAGATGAAGATAATAAAATTTATACAGTATTTGATTTATTAGTTAGAAGTGATTATATAGAAAATGTTTTTAATAAAAGAAAATTTAAAGCATCTGTTAAAAAACAATTTAAAGGAGTTTCAACATATAGTCAAAAACACGATGAAGAATGGTTCTATATACCAATTTCTATTAAATATAAAATTTTACCATTTTCCAGTAATGGAATGACATTAACAAATGAATCTGTAATGAAATTATATAAAGCACAATCTGCTTTTAGAAATAAAATTTTAACAAAAAATCAAATTTATCAGTCTGATATTTCATTTTTAATTGGAAGTGGATGGAGAATGACAAAAAATGGACAAAAATTCAAGAAAGATAAAGATTGGTCCCGCCCTGGTTATATTAATTTAACAAATCAAGATAAAAATTATGTGGAAATGATTAATAATGCTTTAATATGGTATAGGGATGTCGGAAAAAATGGAAAAAAATGGAAAGTAGAACCAAAACCTACTCGTAAGGAATTATATCCTTTAATTTTAAGTAATAGTCCAGGATATTGGGGAGCAGCCAAAAAAAAAATTGCTGCTAAATTAAAAGAAATTTCATTATTATGGCAAGTTGGACCAAGTAATAGGAAAAAAGCACACGAAAAAGGTATTTATACTTGGGATAATCCTAAATTAAATCCACAAATATTAGGATTCAAAAAGGGAACAAAAAAAGCAATGGTTTTACAAAAAATTATTGATGTTAATAAAATGAAAAAAACAAAAATATTACCAAAGAAGATTGAAAATAACTTAGACAACTGGAAAAATCCTAATAGAGTTGAATTTTATGTAGATTTTGAAACTTTAAATTCACTTTATGGAGGTAAATCTATAATTTATTTGATTGGTTTAACTGTTGTCATTCCTGATAAAATAAAGAAAAAATTTAATACTCGTAATAAAAAAAGATATTATGATTTTAAAGCAGAATCTTTAACTAAAGCTGAAGAATATAGGATAATTGAAGAATGGTTAAATCAAATGAAATCTGTTCTTAAAAAATATAATTTAAAAAGAGAAGATGTTAATTGTTACTGTTGGTCTAATGCAGAAAATAGTTTCCTTAACTCTGCTAGAAAACGACACGGAAAAGAAAATTCATCTAAATGGAAAGTTAATTTTACAGATGTAATGGAATTAATTAAATCAGAACCTGTTGTTATTAAAGATTGTTTATCTGGATTTGGATTAAAATCTGTATCAAGTGCTATGAATAAACACGGTATGATTAATAAAAAATATGATACAAAATGTAGCTCTGGTGAAGTTTCTATGGCATTTGCTATTAATTATTATGAACATAAGTCTCAACAAGTAATGGATGATATTGTTGGATATAATGAATTAGATTGTGATGTTATTTATGAAATATTAACATACTTAAGAAAACATCATACATAAAATATATTTTTCTTACTTATCATTATATATATAATGTCTTTTCAAGTTATACCTATTGTTTTAATTCCTGTACTAATTACTACATTTTTTCTTAAAATGCCAAAAAATATATCTACAAAAAAAATTTTTACCAATGTTACTAAAACTCCTAAATCTATTATGGATTTCAAATTAAAAGATAAACTTGATGATTTTGTAGAAACTCATTTTGGAAAAAAATATATTGTTGATAGTTATACTGTTGTTAAATCAAATACTAATGTATTAACAAAAACAACTGATATCAAAATTAAAGTATTTATAGTTAAAAAAAATTCTAAAGCATGGAATAATTCTAATAAAAATATTCTTATGTCTATTAATATTACCCCTACTGATATTAAAATTTCACATATTCCACAAAATTCACAACAACTTGGAGAAAAAATTGTACCTCAAAATTCTAATTGTTAAAAATAATTTACACTTAATTCCTGTTGTTTATTTCTCTGCTTTTATTATATATTAATAATGTCTAATAAAAACATAGATCCTTTTTGGTTTAATGATTATTCTATTATTTTTAATAAAGATAGATTAACAGAATTTTTTCCAGCAAATGATATGGAATACACAGAAAAATTAAATGCTATTTTAAGATTCTCGATATATATAGCAATTATTTTATTTGTACATAACAGAAATATTAATGTTGTATTTATCCCAATTGTTACAGGATTAATAACTCTATACTTATATAGATACTTTAGAGACGAAGATACTGGAAAATCATTAGAAGAACTTGGAATTATTGAAGATCAATGTATAGCCCCTACAAAAGATAATCCATTTATGAATGTATTAATGTCTGATTATACCGAACAACCTGAAAGACCTGAAGCATGTAATATCAAAAAAGAAGATATTAAAGAATCTGCTGAAGAAAATTTTAATCATAATTTATATAGAGATGTTAGTGATGTATGGAACAAAACACACTCACAACGTCAATTCTATACAATGCCTAATACACAAATACCAAATAAACAAAGAGAATTTGCTGAATGGTTATATAAAACAGATAAAACTTGTAAAGAAGATCCTAAACAATGTATTCGTTATGAAGATATAAGAACTAATCGTCCTATATCATTAGAAGATGCTAAAAAACAAAATTAATTCTTTGTAATATCTTTTAAAAAAACATCTTTTCTTACTCCTTCATTTTTTCTTACATCATCTATAATATTTGGAATTTCTTTATTTGCAGAAGAATACTTCTTTAATAATTCCCTTATATTATTAAAATTATTATCTATTCTTTCAAGTCTTTTGCTTTTTGTATATAAAGTTTTTTTAATATATTGAATATTTTCTACCATATATTCTAATCTTGATATTATCTCTGTTTTTAAATATTCATAATCTTCCGGAATTAATTTATTTACTTGTTTATCATATGATCGCAATAATTTAATTATCTGTTTGTAATAATTATTACGATTATTAATTTTATTAAATTGGAGTTTAATATGACCATCTCTCTCAATAACCTTTGTTGTAAGAGTTTTTAATTCTTTTTGAACATCCTTTACTTGTTTATTTACACTTACTTTCTTTGATTCTAAATCTTTTATCTGTTTCTTTAATACTTTTGAATTTTCTTTCAATTGTGTATAAAGTGTAATTAATTCTAAAATAATGCTACGAATATTTATAGTAATTTCTGGTATTTTTTTCAAAGAATCAACATTTTCTTCAACATTAGTTTTTAGATCGTCCAGAGAACTATCTAATATATCTATATTTTTATCTAAATCACTTAAAAAAGAAAACTGATTTTTTGATTGTTCTTTTAAATTTTTTATCCTTTTATCTATATTTCTTATGTTTCTATATTTCCGTTTATCAGTCATCACCTTATTATTATATATAATATATATTATTATTTTAAATTTCGATTATTTCTTGATTACTCAATTTTTCTTTTTCACGTTCTTTTAAAATACATTCCCATTCTGTTTGTAAATCATTATTTATTTTTACAATACGATTAAATGAATCTGCTAAAACTTTTGCATACTGTCTTTCATCACTCTTTTCGTCATTTAAAACTAAATATAACATTATCTTTCTATGAAAAGGATGTTTCATTTTATAATAACTGTATTTAACTCTATCATCTTTTTGTAATTCCTTTGATAAAATATTACCAATTGTATGACCCTCTCCTTCAATTACAAAACAAACACCAACATTATTTTGATTATCAATTTCAATATCTTTATTTTGTAAATCAATTATTTTTTGATTAAATTGATACAAAATTTTTGAAAAAATAACATACGGATCTACCAAAAGTGATTCTAATTTAAACGAATATACGTACTTTTTATTATAATACATATCCTTAAAAATAATAAAATCATCTATATCTGTGCCAACTAAATTATTATCAATTAAATATTTTTTTATACCTGTTTCTATCTTATTTTTTGTATTTTCATTAAAATTCTTGAAACCATAACTACCTACACTATTATCATACAAATAATGATAATCATTTAATGATAAAGTGTTTTTACAATATTTTCGTAATTTTTTCTTACCCTTTTTATCTAATTTATTCCATATTTCTTCTTTAACAGAAACATCTTCTTTTATTTTAAAACAACAAACTGAAACTGGTTGAAATTTAGCATGTTTCTTACCATTACCTTTAACCGGATGCATTTTTAAATTAATTTCCTCTCCATGTCTTAATTCTACAAGCAAAATATTTGGTATAATATCTATTTTACCAGAAATCACCTTTAAATCAGAACTTGTTACATACTTTTTTTCATAACCATAATTTTTTATATCCAATTCTACACAAATATTATCAATATCATCAATATCAATTTCTAATGGTATTAATGACAGACGATGAGATAAAATCTCATTATTAATAATTGATGTATTCTTTTGTATAATTATATTATCAAAAGCAGTACCTATAACATCTGCTAAAACAATTCTACGAAAAGAATTTACTATACAGGTATCTAAATTATAAATACTCATTTTAAGTTCTACGTCATCGCTAATTTCAATGTCTTTAAAATAATTGTTCATTATATTCAATATATAATTTGTAATTTGTTATTTAAATATCATAATCAATTTTAAATAATATTTTTATTTCGTTTACATTCTTATTATTTAACTATCAGAAATATATATAGAATGTATCGTAATAGAAATAAAAAAAATTTAAGAAGAAGAAAAAAAAGAAAGGAACAAATTGCTAAAGATTTTAATTTACCACCCCCAAATCGAAATCCAAATTTAAATACAGGCACAGAAAATAAACCATCTTTTCCAGCTACTAATCAAACTCAAAATATACGAACAAAATATGCTGAATGTTACTATAGTAATCAATGCAAATATTCTAAAGAATTACTTGAAGAAATCCAACGATTTAATATCAAAAGTGATAAAATTAGATTGATTAATATAGATCAAAATAGAAAAAATTTACCACCACAAATTCAACGTGTCCCAACAATATTTGATAGAAATGATTCTAAAATATATGTTGGAGAGGATGCTTTTACTTTTATTACAAATATTATTAAACAAAGTACTGTTAATGTAATGGCTGTGAATACTGGAGTAGCAGCCAGTTTTTCAGAAACATTTGTTTCATTAGATGGAAATGACGGATTTAGTAATGAAGCATGTCTTGATTCAGCAAACTTTAGCAGTGTTCATGATATGTCTCATATTAATATAATTAATGAAAAAAATGATAATCATTCTCTTGGAAATGATTTTGCTCAAAAATTAGAAGAATTACAAAAAAGTAGACAAAATGATATTAAACAATATAAACATTAATTAATTATACTAATTATTAACTATTAGTTTTAATTTAAAGATTATTTCATTTATTATAATATACGATGAGTTACGTCCAAGCATTTAATAAACAATGTCTAAATTTTCTAGGCGAAATGGCAAAAACATATCCAGAAAATAAAGAAATTTTACCCATTAAAAATCAATTTCTTTTAGTAACAAAAACAAATGAAAGATGGGGAATTCAAAATTTTATTAAAACATGTTGGAAATTTTATCCAAATATTAAAGTTAATGACGAAAAATTCTTTTTAGAATATGATTTATCTGGGACTATTTTAGATGAATTAAACTTAAAAGAAATTTGGAAAAATGCTACTGATAATACAAAAAAACAAATCTGGCTATATGTTAAAGTAATTTTCAAAATTGTTGAAAAATACCAGAATTCCAAAACATTAAAGTCTGCGTAAAGGTTTTTTTATTTATTTGTATAGTAAAAGATATATTCTATAATGGAAGGAGGACTAAATACATTTAAGACTTGTTATTGTGATTTTATTAATCAATTAGTATTATATGATGATCAAAACAACACTATACAAACATATGTTGATAAAATTCAATCATCAGAAACTTTAATATCTGATATACTAAATAATATGATTGATGAATTACCAACATATATAGATAGAATTAAAGAAAATGATTGTACTGTCTTTGATAAAGATTCTGAAATTAATTTTTTAAATGATATAAATATAAAAACTATTTGGGAAAATATTGAAAAAAAAGATAAAAAACAAGTTTTTTCTCATATTAATTATTGTTATACTATTGGTAAATTTGTAATGGGAAAAGCAACACTTGATGATATTAGAGGATTATATAACAATAAAGAAGAAGAAGAAGTAGAAGAAGTAGTAGAAGAAGTAGAAGTAGAAGATAATGAAAACCAAGAAGAAACTCAAGTAATTACAGAAGAAGAGCAAGAAAAAATTATGAATGATTTAAATGGTATTACAAATGATTTAGAAGAAATTGAAAAAATGTGTAGAAATACATTAGGTGATGAAAATTTAGATAAAATGCAACAACAAATTCAAAATATGATTGGAAATATGTTTACTAATAATACAAATAACACTGAAAACACTGAAAACACTGAAAACACTGAAAACACTGAAAACACTGAAAACACTGAAAACACTGAAAATACTGAAAATCCATTAGCAGGATTATTTGGTGGTAATGGAAATACTGAAAATCCATTAGCAGGATTATTTGGTGGTAATGGAAATACTGAAAATCCATTAGCAGGATTATTTGGAGCCGATGAAAATGGTAATAGTCCATTCGCAACCATGGCAAATGATATTCAATCTAAAATAGATAGTGGTGAAATTGATAAAGAAGCTATAGAAAAATCTGGCGAACAAGTAATGAAAATGATGGGAAATTTGACTGAATCATTAGGACCTATGTTAAGTAATATTATGGGAGGATCTATGGGAGGATCTACTGATAGTAATCAAAAACAAGACCCATTAGGAAGAGCAATGGGTGGTATAATGAGTGCCATGAGTCAAAAAGGAGATGGAGAAAATCCATTTGCTAATATTTTAAGTTCTTTAGGTGGAACTAAATTAACTAATGATGAAAAAAGTAATTTAAGAAGAGAAGAAAGATTAAACCGAAATCGAAAAGAAGCTGAAAAAAAATATAAGGCAAAATTAAGAAAAAAATTAAGAGATAGAAGAAAAAAAAAAAGACAAGGTAGAAAATAAAATCATAAAAAAAATAAAATATATAACTATTAATATATAAGATGACATCTAAATCTTCTGAAAATACATATAGAGATCGTTATTATAAGTTAAAATCTAAATACAATACTTTAGAATTAACTTGTCCTTCCAAGGCACAGTCAAAACAAAAAACAGAACCAAAACCAGAACCAAAACCAGAACCAAAACCTATAGTTATTGATACATGTAATTTACCAAAAAAATATTTTGGAAATACAAATGAAAATAATATCAATTGTAAAATAACTTTACAAGACCAACTTCAAAATGACAGAGATGTTAGTCGTATATTAATCGTATTTTTAACTTGTATTCTACCAATTTTATTATTAGTATATGGTATTAATAATATCTCAACTTTAGGATTCGTCCATTACATATTATTTTTTGCGATTATATCATTATCTATTATAACTTTAGCTTCTGTTGAGGGAATTACTTTGGATAAATCTTTTATTATTTATCCTGAAGAAAAAGACTGTAATTCTTGTAAATTTAATGGCAAATTATCTTTAATTGGTATTGGAATTGGTATAGTATCTGCAATAATTATTTATTTAATTAATTATATTATTTCTACTTTTTTGTAAATTAATCAACTTATTTAATTCTAATTATGATTTAATTATATTAAAATTAGAATTATTCTACTGATTTGGGGGCGATATAAAATTTCATAACTCCAGATAAATTATCAATCTTATATTCTAATAAAATTGGCGATCCTTCTTTTAAAAAAATAGAAACTTTTGAGCTAAATGTAGATGATTTAGCATATTTAGTTAAATAATCAATTGAAAATGTTGATGTAAAATCTTTTGCGAATTTTAATTTTGTATAATCATTTTGTGTCATTCTTATACAACCATCACTATCAATGCCTGTTGATTTAAAATCTATTTTATTTTTACTCTTACTTATATCAATTTTTATATAGTCTCCTATATATGCTAAATTTTTTAAGAGATTTTGAAATTCTGATGATAATGTTTTTATACGGCATTGGTAATTTGCTTTTGGAATACTAATATCATGAGCATCTTGATCTATTAGGTTTAAATTAAATTCCTTGTGTGCGTTTGTATCTAAATTATCAAATTCCCATTTAATTTTATTTTCACCTTCTTCGTGTGATATAGTAATTTGTTCTCCATTATTTAAACATTTCAAAATATTACTTAAACTTTTCATACTAACAGATAAATGTAAATCATCTTCTCTTTTCTTATCAAAAATAAACTTATCAAAATCATCTTTATTTAATAACATTTGAATAAAACTAACATGACTTGAATCTAATGATTCTAATGAAATACCATCTTCGTTTATTATTAAAATTCCTACATCTAAAACTTCTTTTAATAAATCAATTATTTTTTTAAAAATATTCCCATCTTTAAGACAAATTATAGTAGTACCATTAAAATTATATTTATCATCATATTCTGATTCATCATATTCTGATTCATCATATTCTGATTCTCCTTCTTCCGATTCCTCTTCTCCAGATTCCTCTTCTCCAGATTCTTCTATCTTATCTTTTTCATTTATTTTTACTTCTTCTTCTAAATTTTTTTGTTCTTCTTTCAATTCTTTATATTCCTGTTCTTCTAATATTAATTTTATTAATTTATTTTTCTTTTCTCCACTATATCCATTAATTTTTAAACTTTTACATATATTTTTTAGTTGAGAACAATTTTTTTTTTTCAATAATTCTTCTGTATATTTTGTTTCAGATTTAGGCATATTAAATTTATATTAATTATAATTTAAATAAATTCAATTTTTTAACTACAATTTAATAAATTCATTTTTTTGCTATAAGTTATTTGGACTAAAATATATATTGTATAAATTATATAAAATGAATTGTTTGTCCTGTTCTTCTATTATACCAATATTCATTGTTGTAATTATAATTATATGGTTTTTTTCAAAAAAAAAAACAGAAAATTTTAATAATGAACCTTTTCCAGCACAAAATTGTAAAAGTTTAAAAAAAAAAAATAATATAGATTGTAATTGCGTTAGAAAATTTGATAATTATAATCAATGTACTACGAAAGTTAATTGTAGAGAATCAGATTCTCAATTATCTGGTCCAGAAAAAAATTATGCTTCTTTTAATCCACCTGTTCAATTTACTAACTGGATTAAAGAAAAAACAACTGATAGATATTTAGATACTAAAACAATACATACTTATATTCCAAAAGAATGTTTATATAAAAATGGAATATTTAATCATGGATTTATAGGTGAATCGAATATTAGTGAAATTGAATCAAAAAATATTAGTTTGCCACCAAATGTACCAAAAGAAAATGTAGTTCAATCAAATTATTATACTTGTAGAATGAATTATAATAAATTATAAACACGATTAAATATAAATAAAAATGCTATGACTAACAAACCAGATAAAATTGACATAAAAAATAAATGCTTTTTAAAAATACATTTTTTTTGCTCTTTTGAATATTTAATAAGTTCTACATCTTTTGGGCAAAATCCTATAATACTACATATATTTAATGAAAATAATGTTACAGAAAGTCCAATTAGTGCTAGTAGGAATAATGATAAATCTTGGGATAAAAACATTAAAATACAGGATAATATTAATATAAATGCAAAAAAACCAATAAAATACATTGATGAATCTATTACCATTATGTTATATAATATAATATACATAATAGTAATATTTAAAATTTTATTTTTAAAAAAATTTTTTGATATTTCGAATAAATGTAAATATCATATCATACGAAAATATAATATAACTTACAAAAAATCCAGATAATAAAGCACTAAAATACAAAGATTTAGTATAATTACATCTTTGCCCTAATCGTGTTCGCTGCCACAAAGTCTTTCCAACGTTAAATATACAAATATCACCTATAGAACAATGACATATTACTGTAAGAGATATAACTAATGATAATAATAATAATGTATATATATTTACTTGTTTTGTATAAATAAGTAATCCTGAACATACTAATGCGATTATAGTAAAACATATTGGTATAATTTGACCAAATTGATTTGATTCAGTTTTGACTATACTTTTATTTTTTTTTATAATATCTTTATCTGTAATAACGTCCTTATTAGATGTATTTTTTTTTAATTCTTCTTTTTTTTGTGTTATATTTTTATTATCAATTACCATTTTATTTGTTTTATTAATTAATTCATTAACTTTAGCAGTTAATTTACTATTAGTTTTAACATTTTCTATTTTTTTTTGTTCTAAATTACTTACATATTGTTTTTTACTTAATTTTAATTCGTTAATAGAATTCTTTAATACAGATTTATTTAAATTTTTTTTACCTGATTCTGTTTCGATAACTTTATTTAATACAGATTTATTTAAATTTTTTTTACCTGATTCTGTTTCGATAACTTTATTTAATAAGATTTTATCTTCTGTTTTTAATTGTGTGTATTTCATATTATCTATTCTTATACATAATAGATATATTTTTTATTAACATCATTTTTTTTGTAATTGTTTTTTTTTCCGTTGTGATGCTGGAGTTCCAAACAAAACATTTTTAATAAATACACCAAAAGATGGATCCTTATATGGATCTTTACCATGAGTATATGTTCTCCATAAAGCATTATCTAATCTAATATTAGTTCCATCATTATTAAGAGCATTAAGTGTATCTTCTCTATCATTTTTAACTTCAATTGCTTCTTGAATCATTTCTGTGTATACCCCTCTATTATCATTTAATATTTCAATTGCTTTTTGTTCTTTATTTAAAGTTTGTTGCATCATATTAGTATAAATATTTCTATTTTCTTCTAACATCAATAATATTTTTTTATTAATAGTTAGAGATTCTTGTGCAAGTTCCTCTAATTTAGAAACTCGTTTATTTAATTTATTTTGATCTTGAATTATTTTATCAACCTTATTAGATAAAATTTGATCCATTAATTCCCAGTCCTGAAAATTTTTATTATTAATGTTATTCGACATATATTATAATAGTTTAGATATTATATATTAAAAAAAAAATGTATTTATTCTTTAACTAGTTTTATTTATTTTTTACTTCTTTTTATGTACCTTATATCTTAAATTATTTAAATAATCATCATCTAAATTTAAAGATATTTTTTTTTCAAGAGATTTATTTTTATTCCATATTTTTATGATAGCAACATTTGTCCTTGGACTTAGAGATATTCCATTAATATCATTTTTATATTTATCATCATTAGTAATTATTTCACCTATCATTTTTGCGGACATATTAATCCAATGAGAATTGATAATATCTTTTTCAATAATATAAGACCAAGTTCCTCCATTCCGATTTTTCGCATCTTCCCATAATGGGAAGACTCCCTCTCTCATAAGAAAATACATATTTGTTGTATAATCGGGAATTGCTTTATAAAATCTCCAAAATTCTTCAATTGTATTAAAAGAATAAATTTGTTTATAACTTTCTTTTAGCCAATTTTTATCATATATTTTATGAATCCAAACAACCCAAGTGTTATTCAAAGGATGTGTTTTTTGAACAACATTTGTTTCACATTTTCTTTCCATATCTATATTTTCCATTATATACTTTATTTATATTTATGTTTATGTTTATTTGATATTAAAATTATAATCTTATTAATTAATAATTATAACACTATGCTTTCTTATACATATCAAAAATCAATTTTAAGTTTTTTTACTTCATATATATATATACCAAGTGTGTCTATATATAATTATTTTAGTTCGATATATAATTCTTATTATCCCGATGAAGAAATTAAAGTAGATTTAGAATCAAAAACAATAGAAATAACTTTTTCAACTAATGATGATTTATATAAAATCAAAACTAATTTAATTGATAATAATTTAAAAGAAATTTGTAAAAAACTTGAAAGAGATATACAAGAACAGCCTTGTATGTCAAAAAAAATATTTTTATCAGCAATGATAAATGATGAACATGATATAACTGAATTAGTAACACAATATAGTGGTCCATTTGGTGATTTTTATCAACGATATGGTTTAGATATGAAAGTAGATTATGTTATACCAACTAATTTTAAAGAAGATTTTGAATCATTAAAATTAATTGATGATGATGCAGAATTATATGAATTTAATAACTTAAATGACATATTAAGGACTGATTATAATGTAAATTTGTATAATAATTTAAATTGGTATAATAATTTAAATAATTATGAAAAGCAAAAAATAATTAATGAATGTCCTTATATTTAATAAGAACATTTTGATACATATTCTTGCCATGATTTGATTTCCATATTATTATTATTATTATTATTATATAATGATGATACGAATAATGTTGCATTTTTTATATCCGTAAAGAGTGGAATATTATTATCAATCGCACATCGGCGAATCAAAAATCCACAAGTTTGTGATATATATGACCTTTTTTTAGGCATATTCACTACTAAACCTATTTTTTTTGATTTTAAATAATTAATTACATTATCTTTGTCATTATCTTGAATCTTATTTAATAAAATACTTTCAATATTTTCATCCTTTAAAAAATCACAAGTTCCTTTTGTTGAATATATAATATATCCAAGAGATACTAATTTTTTGACAGATTCTAAAAATTCTGCTTTAAATTGAATAGAACCAATTGATATTAAAACACTTTTAATTTTTGGAATACTAATTCCAGAACTGACTACAGAATTTAAATATGTTTCATATTTATTACTTCCAAAACAAGCTACTTCTCCAGTTGATGACATTTCAACTTTTAATACTGGATCAACACCATCTAATCTTGTAAAAGAAAACATAGGACATTTAATTCCAATATAATCTATATCATAAATATCAATTGGAACTCTTTTTACGTGTTGCCCCATCATTGCTCTGGTAGCCAATTCAATAAAATCAACATTTAATGTTTTAGATACAAATGGAAAAGAACGAGATGCTCTTAAATTACATTCAATTACTTTAATATCGTTATCTTTTGATAAAAATTGTATATTAAATGGTCCAGTAATATTTAAAAATTTACATATTTGTTTAGAAACTTTTCTAATTTTTTTGACAGTTTCAATATATAACTTTTGAGCAGGTAAAATTAATGTAGCATCACCAGAATGAACTCCAGCATTTTCTACATGTTCAGATATTGCATAATTAATTACATTTCCCGAACATCCAATCGCATCAAATTCTATTTCTTTAGCACCTTCAATAAATTTAGATACAACTATTGGATATTTTGAATTTATTTCTGTTAAATTTTTCAAATAATTATTTAAATCTGTCATAGAATAAGCAACTATCATAGCAGAACCACTTAATACATATGATGGACGAACAATAACTGGAAATCCAATCTTATTAGCAAATACTTCTATATCCTTAATATCAATTAATTCTTTCCATTCAGGTTGATCAATTTTTAGTGTATCTAATGTTCTTGAAAATTTATATCTATCTTCTGCATTATCAATAAATTCCGGTTGTGTTCCTAAAATTTTAACACCATTTACTGACAATGGCATTACTAATTTATTTGGAATTTGACCTCCAACAGATACAATAACTCCGCTACTATTTTCAATTTCATATATATCTAATACCCTTTCTAATGATAATTCTTCAAAATATAATCTATCAGTTTCATCATAATCTGTAGAAACAGTTTCTGGATTATAATTAATCATGATTGATCTTTTATGAATCTTTTTTAAAGTTTTTAAACAAGATACCGCACACCAATCAAATTCACAAGAAGAACCTATACGATAAGAACCACAACCTAATACAATTACGCCATTATCATTAAAATCTAAATCACTTTCTGTACCATTATATGTACAATACAAGTAATTAGTTTTAGCTGGAAATTCAGCAGCCAATGTATCAATTTGCTTAACACATGGAATTATATTTTTTTGTTTTCTTATATTCCGTATTAAACTTTCATTAAAATTTAATAAACTTGATATTTGCATATCAGAAAATCCACATTTTTTTACTTTTAATATTATATCACGATTAGTTAATACATCATTTTGTTTTTGTAACCATTTTTCAGTATTGACTAATGATTTAAATTTATTTAAAAACCATTTATTCATTAATGTATAATTACTTACATCATCTACAGACATATCACGATTAAATGCTTCAAATATAACAAATATTCTATTATCTGTTGGTTTTTTTAATTCTTTAACTAATTGTTCATTTGTCATACGTTTTAATTGTGGAGTAGAATTTGATAATGATATAAAATCATCATTCATCATTCTTAATCCTTTCATAAAACATTCCTCAAATGTTCTTCCAATAGACATAATTTCACCAATTGATTTCATACAAGAACCAATTGTATTTGATGAATTTGTGAATTTTTTATTATCCCATCTAGGAAATTTTACCACACAATAATCCAAACTTGGTTCAAAACAAGCAATTGTTGATTTTGTAATCATATTTTTTAAATCTATTAAATCTTTTCCTAAAGAAATTTTAGTAGCAATGTAAGCTAATGGATATCCAGTTACTTTTGATGCTAAGGCACTTGAACGAGATAAACGAGCATTAACTTCTATCACATAATACTTATCACTTTTTGTATCTATAGCAAATTGAACATTACATTCACCTATAATATTTAGATGACGAGCAATTTTTATAGACGATTCCCTTAATTTAAAATATTCATGATTATTTAATGTCAGAGATGGAGCAATTACAATTGAATCGCCTGTATGAACTCCAACTGGATCTATATTTTCCATATTACATACAACAATACAATTATCATTATTATCTCGAACTACTTCATATTCAACTTCTTTCCATCCTTGTAATGATTTACTTAAAGTTACTTCTGGCGATTTACTTGAAGATAATCTAAACATAGCCAATAATTCTGTATCATTTTTAACAAATCCACTGCCTAATCCACCTAAACTATAATTCGTACGAACTAAGATAGGATAGCCAATATTATTTGCCCAATTAATAGCAGAATCTTCATCATGAATAATTGTTGTCGGAATTATAGATTCATTTATCTCTTCCAAAGTTTCATTAAATAAAACCCTATCCTCTGTTTTTTCAATAGTTTTTATTGAAGTTCCCAAAACACGAATATTATATTTTTTTAAAATACCACTTTTATTTAATTCAATACCGCAATTTAAGGCTGTTTGTCCACCAAATTGTAATAAAATACCATCTGGTTTTTCTTTTTCAATTATTTTACTCACTGTATTTAATTTTACAGGTAAAAAATATGTTTTATCAGCCATATAATCAGATGTTTGAACTGTTGCTATATTTGGATTTATTAATACAATTTCTATATTTTCTTCTTTTAGTGCTTTAATACATTGAGAACCTGAATAGTCAAATTCACCTGCTTGTCCAATAGAAATACCACCAGAACCTAAAACTAAAACTTTATAAATCGGTTCTTTCGTTTTAAAATTAATTGTATTAACTGGAAATTTTTTCGTATTAATTAATGAAGAAAATGTATCAAATAAAAAATTAGTGTCCTCTGGACCTCCATTTCCCTCTGGATGAAATTGAACTGAAAAAAAAGGCTTGAATTTATGAATTATACCTTCGTTGCTATGATCATTACCATTTATAAATAAAGGTCTCCATTCATCATTTAATGAAGATTCATCTACTGCGAATCCATGATTTTGTGATGTAATATAACATTTCATATCTCGTAAATCAATCGCTGGTTGATTCATACTTCTATTCCCAAATTTCATTTTATAAGTAGAAGCACCTGTTGCTAATGCCAAAATTTGATGACCTAAACATATTCCAAAAATTGGAATACTTTTTTCCAACATTTTTTTCACATTATTTACTAATGTATCTAACATTAAAGGATTACCTGGACCATTTGATAATAAAATACCATCAATTTTTTCTTCAGTAAAATCATAATCCCAGGGAACTATAATTAATTGGACATCATATTTTAATAAATTTGTTAAAATACTTTTTTTACAGCCACAATCAACTACTAATATTTTCTTTGAACCATTTCCTATAATTTTTTTCTCTCTAATTGACACATTTTTAACAAGATTCTCTTCATTAGGATCCCAATAACCAATAGGCTGATTAGGAAATTCAATCTTACATAATGGACTACCACTAATTCTAATTTTTTTGGTCAATTCTCTTGTATCTATATCATATAATCCAGGAATCTTTTCCTCTTTTAACCATTGAGATAAAGATTGTATAGCATTATAATGTTCATAGTTATCTGAATAATCAGCAACAATTACTGCTTTTACATGTATTTTCTCTGATTCAAAATATTTCAAAAAACCATAGTCATCTTTATCTCTATTTGGGACACCATATATTCCAATAATTGGAAATGTTATTACCAAAATTTGACCATGATAACTTGGATCGGTTAAAGATTCTGGATAACCAACCATACCTGTATTAAAAACTAATTCACCAGATATAGATTTTTCATATCCAAAAGATTTACAAGAATAACTTGAACCATCTTTCAATTTAAGAGTAGGAGTATTTTGATTCATTTCGAATATAAATTAATTATTATAGTTATGCTTATATTATAAATTTATGTATAATAATTAATTATCAATTTTTTTTTATATTAAATATATAAATTTCAATTAAGGATAATACATATATATAGTATTAAAATATGGAGCATACTAATACTAATACTAATACTAATACTAATAATGAATGGACAACTGTTATAGATAAAAGAAAGGCTAAAAATGAAAGAAGAGCGAAAAGAAAACTTTTAAAAGAACAACAAAATAAAAAAAATAATTATCGTAATAAAGGTCATTATAATAGAAGATTATATCAAAAAAATAAGGAACAAATTAAACCTGAAACAAAAAAAAATCAAAATACTCCTAAAATTACAGATACAGATACAGATACAGATAAAAAAAATATTGTAATTATGGCTAATGCTTTTTCAAATTTATTAAACGAATTTGATGAATCTGATGAATAATTTCTTAATTATATTATTATTATATTACTAATATTTCAATTTATAATATAATAATATTTTGCAAAATAATATTTGATTATGTTTGATTATGTGATAACCATCGTATTTGTGGGAAACGATATATCCGTTTATTACTTGGATTTAAAAAAGGACGAAATGTTATTTTTGGAGTTGGTAATTCCCTCCAATTATCATTTGTATGAGAATATTTTGCTTTTCCAAGTGGCTGATATTTAAACTTTTTTGTTACTTTAAATAAAAAAAATAAAATAACTAATATTATTATTATAAATAATATTTTTTTTATATTTAATGATGGCAAAATATTAATACTAAACATTTACTATTTTAATATATTTTATTTTCAATAGTTAGTATTAATTATTCTGTATTATAATTAATTGCATTTTTTCTAAAACATATCTATTAACTTTTTCTTTATCATAAATTAACTTTTTTAAAAAATACTCTTCATTAAAATTTAAAGGAACTTTTAAAACTATAATTTTGGATAATTTATTTAAATTATTACATATATTCCACATAGGTGTGGTTGATAAATATAAATTTATTTTTTTTTTGTATTTATATTTTTTACCACCCCAAGGCGGATCTAGGTATATTACATCTTGTTTTAATTCATGTATTTTTTCTAAACTATTGCCTTGAAAAATTGAAACATTATGACAATTATATGTTTCTACATTATGCTTTAAAAAATTACATCTTTCAGCAGACAGTTCTATAGCATTTACATGTCTAAATACTTTAGAAAATCGAATAGTATCTCCACCAACACATGCTGTCATATCTGTAATTACAGCCCTTTTTGAAACATAAGATAAAATAATTTCTGCTATTCTTTTTGATTCTTCCAAAGGTGTCATGCTATACACTGCTACACTATCCATTTTTAATTTACGAAGAAATTTTTCTCTTCCTTCAAATAAATATTGTAAATTTTCTATTGGTAATGATTTAATTATATTTCTCATATCTATTACTCAATATTATAAGTAATTTAAATTACATTATAATTGTTATTTCACTTTTAAATTTTATATTTTTTAAATCGTTAAAAAATATAAAAATTAATATCCTATATTTTATATAATACATAATGTCTGGATTAGATCTAGAATTAAAAAAATTTGATATTCGTAAAATTAGTGATGATGCTGTCATTGCTGCGATTGGACGAAGAAGAACTGGTAAATCAATTGTTTTAAAAGATATTTTATATAACAAAAGACATATTCCATTTGGAACTGTTATATCAGCAACTGAAGCAGCTAATGAATTTTTTTCTGATTTTGTTCCAAAAACTTATATTTTCCATGATTATGACAAAAAAATTATTGAAAATGTTCTTAAAAGACAAGTTAATCTTATGAAAAAAATGAAATCAAATGATAGACGTTATAAAACAGTTGATCCAAGATTATTTTTAGTATTAGATGATTGTTTATTTGATGATTCATGGACACGTGATAAATGTATTCGGTCTATATTTATGAATGGAAGACATTATAAAATAATTTTTTTTGTAACTATGCAATATCCTTTAGGAATTCCACCTGCATTAAGAACCAATATTGATTATACATTTATAATGCGAGAACCTTATTATTCAAATCGGAAAAAAATTTATGAGCAATATGCTGGATGTTTTCCAAATTTTCAAATATTTTGTGACGTAATGAATTCATTACAACAATTTGAATGCTTGGTTATCAGTAATAATGCAGAATCAAATAGATTAGAAGATCAAGTATTTTGGTTTAAAGCTTCATTACGTGATAATTTTAAATGTGGAAGTAAACAATTTTGGCAATACCACGAAGATAATTATGACAGTGATGAAAATAAAAAAAACTTTGATGTTTCTAAAGTTAGTACTAAGAGAAAATATGGTAATATTAATATTAGTAAAGTAGATATTTAAACACCATATAATTCATCAATCACATTTTGATTTTTTTTCAAAATTATAGATCTTTTTAATTTTAAAGTGGGTGTAAGTTCATCTGTAGCTACAGAAAAATCATCTAATAAAATTTTAAATTTTTTTACAGTTTGAGCATTAGACACTGCCTTTTGATTTGCCTTTATTATACCATTTTCTATATATTTTTTTAAAATATTACATTCTCTTGCGTCTTCTGTATTTTTCAAAATACTTCCTTTTTTTTCCATAAATTTGATGACACTCTTTTCTAAAATACGTGTTGGAATTTCGTTTTCAGATATTACACATTTTAATGTAATCAAACAAGTTAAATATTTCTGGGCATCACCAATTACTACTACATTTGAAATAATATCAGATAATTCCTTTTTGATATTATTTTCAATTAAAACTGGAGCAATATTTTCACCTCCTCGTGTAATTAAAATTTCCTTTATACGACCAGTTATTGTCAAAAAACCATCATTATCTAAATATCCAACATCTCCTGAATGATAATAACCTTGGGAATCAATAACTTGACAAGTTTTTTCTCTTTTGTTTATATATCCCATAAAAACATGTCTGCCTTTACAAATTATTTCACCATTTTTAGAATCATCCTGTGAATATAATTCTAATTCCTCGCCGGTGAATTTACTACCACAACAAACTCTTTTTTGAGGCTGACCTGGAATTTTTACATAATGTTTAAAATTTTTTGGTAAATTAAAAGTAATTGGACCACAACATTCAGATGCACCATATAAATTCATTATTTGAATATCTAAACTGCCGAAATATTTTAACACCTCTGTTGAAATTGGAGCAGCACCTGTCATAAATAATCTACATTTATCTAAACCTAAACCTTTTTTTATTTTACTAAAAACAATAGAATCTGCTAGATAATATACATATGGTAAATCCTTTTTCTTCTCTTTATATCTTGTTGCTTGTAATCCAACTTGCTTAGCCTTATTACCTACCAATCTTTTAAAACAACCATTACTTTTACCCAATAATTTCATCTTTTCAGCAAATTTTTCCCAAACACGAGGAACACCAAAAAATATTGTTGGTCTTACCCCACATAAAGTATCCTTTAATGAACCCTTTAAAGCATCTGGTCTCGCAAAAGTTGCTTGAGAACCTGTAAACATTGGGAGATAAAAATCTAATGCTTGAGCAGCTATATGACTTAAGGGTAAATAACTTACCATTCTTTCCTTATGTGTTAATTCAAAATCACGAATAACTGATTGAGCTACCCACGAAATATTATCATGACTTATCATAACTCCCTTGGGAAAACCAGTAGTACCACTTGTATAAATTAAAGAATGACATCTCCAAGGACTTTGTCTTGAAATACGCTCATCTAATTCCACTTCAAATTTTTTATCTTGTCCTCTTTTCATAAATGCCCACCAAGAATAAACTGGAATAACTGATTCCGTCCAATCTGTACTCAATTTTTCATAATCTGACCAAACTATAAAAGCCTTCACTTTACCAACTAAATCATTAAGATAAGTCTTATATTTATTTAACTGCTTCTCATTCTCTACTATAATTATTTGAGCATTACAATCATCTATCATATATTTACAAATTTCTGGTAAATTTGAAGTATAAACACCAGAAGATATACCACCAGCAAATATTGTAGCAAAATGAGAAATTACCCATTCATATGAATTAAAACCTTGAATCATAACACTAGAATATTCATCCAATCCACTTGCAATTAGAGAACAAGCAAACTTTCTTACTTCTATATAAAATTTAGACCAAGTTTTTATAACTTGTTGATTACCCACATTATAAGTATATGCAGGTAAATTACCATATTTAGTAACAGTATTAAATAAAGCATCATAAAGAGTAATAGGTTCAATATCATCTGTAACTTCTCTCTCAATTTCAACACGCGGATTTGAAGTCCATATCACGTTCTCACCTACTAATAATTTTTCATATGACTCTTTCTCTTCTCTAACTTCTTCTATATTATTACTAATATCCTCAACACATTCAGTAATAATTTCTTCATCCAATGAAGGAGTATTTGAAATAATTTGTTTTTCTACTGTATCCATTATAAAAATATAAGTATTTATATAATTAATTACTTATATTGAATCAATTTAATATGTTTAAGACTAAAGATAATATTAGAATTCACATGTTAAATAAAAGATGTGAGTATACATCAAGTAATATACAAAAAAATAGTTTATTAATAAATAGAATATTATTCAAAAATTTTGATTTTAATAAAATTAATATAATTCACACATTTTTACCAATTTTACAAAAAAATGAAATTAATACAAAAATAATTATATCAACTATATTAAGTAATTATAAACACTGCAAAATTCTTATTCCTAAAATTAATTTTAAAAATAAAACTCTTGATCATTATTACTATAAAGATGATAAACACCTATTACAAAATAAATACGGAATTGACGAACCATATAATTGTGAAAAATATAAAAAAAAACATAATATCAATATTATATTAGTACCATTACTAGCATTTGATAAAAATGGACACCGAGTAGGATATGGCGGAGGATATTATGACAAATTTATGATACACTATCCAAAATCTATCAAGATAGGATTATCATTAGAA